GGTGGATTTCCAGAATTAATTAATGGATATCGTGTAAGTTATTTTGGCGGATTTGATCCAATCCCAGGCGACTTAAAGTTAGCAGTATTAGATTTAGTCGAGTACTATTCAAGAAATAACGGGGCTGTACACAGTAGCCGCGATTTAAACCCTAATACTACACAAATTAATTACGTTGCATCAACTAACTTACCCGCTACAATTAAGCGTGTTTTAGATCAATACGTGGCGGACTTTACATAATGGCAAGAAAGCTTCATTTCTCCAGATTATTAGACATGATATCTGGTAGTGCTTTAGCTGCTGCAAATACTAAGGTTCAGAAAAGTGCATTGTATAAGGACTTTGATGTTGCCAAACTAGAATCAAAAAAGTTACGTGACCTTATTGATGCTAATTTACCTACTTTTTATATTGTAGATATAGATCTAATAGTAAAAGAACTAGCTGCTAATTTAGGCTTTAGTAATTTCTCAGGTAATGATGATTACATAAAGTCTAGGTTTCCTAAAAAAGAAAAACTAATTAAGTTTTTGCACGATACAATTGAAACAGCATTGCTAACTATACCGCAAAAACCTTTTCTGCCTTTTATTGCTAAAGTAGAAAAAGATTTTGATAGTTTAGTAAATACTCTAGCAAAACGTTCAAGTTATATTGGGTATAGAAATGCTACAACAACTTTTCAGTTTAAGCTCAGAACACAAGGAAAAGCCTTAGGTGTTTTTATAGCGTCAGACGCAGCTTCTATTGTAGAAAATTTAGGCAAAAATGCTTATGTTGTAATAGCCCCAACTTTTAATGGTGCTGTAGAAAAAGTAAATACAGCTTTAAATAAAGCTCTGCGAGAAGCATTTTCCAAGAGTTATGATATTGAATTAAAACCGTATAGTGCTTCTTCTAGTACGCAGAATCGTTTTACTATCGGTGATTTTATTAATGCAGGACATACTGCAGCATTTGATGTAAATGATAAGCTAATAGGTATTAATATGCCTTTAGCACAAGAAAGACAGTTTCTGCTGTCAGGTAAAGAAAAGTCCGAAGGATTAGAGTTAGCAATAGCTGACTTATATTTAGACGCTAATTACGAAATAAAGTTTAAACAAAACTTTACAGAAAAAGCAGGAAAAATGCTAGATATGCAATTTTCATTTGTAGTAACAATGCCATCAGCATTTAATACAAATACTTTGCGTACACAAGAGTTAGCAAGAATTAAAGCCTATATTGGCAATACTATTTTACCGACTATTGCAGAACAGGCAAGAAATAAATTCAAAGGCGGATTATTAGACGATACTGGTATAAATACTGGAGCCTCTCCTTCTTTATCTGAGTATATAAATGATTTACTTGTAGAAAATTTAAAAGGTAATAAGTCTCCAAGAGTTGTAAAAACTTCTACGGCTAAAGCCAAAGGTACTGTTAAAACGCATGCCTTACTAAAAACAGATGCTAAAGCTACTGCAAAAACTAAATCTGGTGGCTTAAAAGCAAGTGCTAATAAAGCGGCTACAAGTAATCAAACTAGTTTAAATCTTTTTAGTTTAACAGCTTTAATAAATAGTCAACTTCAAGATGTAATAAGTGCCAACATGGGTGATGGTGGTAGTAGGAATGTTCTTAATTATAGAACTGGTAGATTTGCTAGTACCGTACAAGTAGAACGTTTAACAAGTAGTCGTGATGGTTTTATTACTGCTTTTTATTCATATATGAAAAATCCATATGCAACATTTAGCGCTGGCGGACGTCAGTCCATACCGGCAACCAGAGACCCCAAATTATTAATCTCTAAATCAATTAGAGAAATTGCACAACAAGTAGTATCTAATAATTTAAGGGCAGTATCACTATGACAAAAAGAATTAGTATTGTAACAGCCTTAGCTGAAAAATTTAAAATAATAGATGGAAATGCTCCGTATACTTCAGATCTATTTGATAACAGCTATCCTAAACTTAAGTTTTGGGATGAAGTTCAAGACTTCCCTTGTGTGTATCTTACAGCAGGCACAGAAATACGTGAGTATCATCCGGCCGACTTTACTTGGGGCTTTTTAAACATTAGTGTTAAAGTATACGTACGTAGCGAAAACGAAGCCCAGCAGCAGTTAGAAGATTTAATAAACGATCTTGAAACTGTAATCAACAATAATCGTGTATTAGTATATGACGTTACTAATAACCTTTCAACTACTGAAATATTAATTCAGTCAATAACTACTGACGAAGGGCTATTAGCTCCTTATGGTGTCGGTGAAATCAATCTACAAGTGCGCTATGCATTAGTATAACTCTCGGATTTATACAAGTACGACAACAGATAAATATCTAGTCACAGTGCTTAAGTATTTCCAAAAAATCATAAAGGAAAGAGTATGGCATTAAATTTAATTCGCAATAGTCGCGTATTTTTCACGACTAATCTGGATACAAGTAATCGCGTAGCCGCTACAGTTTTTACCGCTACAAATACGTTTGAGATTCAAGTTCAAGACGGGTTCTCATTCTCACAAAATACAGGTACTGAAACAGTTACCTTAAACGAAGCAGGTGCAACACCTATTCGCGGTCAACGCAGTTTCAACACTAGCTTAGAGCCAGTTGATTGGAATTTTGCTACTTATATTCGCCCTAAATTTGAAGAAGGCACTGTAATTAACGTTGCTGCTGATGCAGATGACTATATTGCTTGCGAAGAGTCAGTGTTATGGAACGCCATGGCCGGAACTACAGCTATTGGTGGTGCAGGCGCTGGTTGGACAGCTACTCCAGGTCTTACTCCAGTTTCTAAAGTTGCTTTTGATAAGTCTAACGCTCACCAACTACAAGCCTTTGGATTAATTATTGTATTTGAAGCAGTTGCTTATGCAATTGATAATTGCGCCGTTGATTCTGCTACTATTGACTTTGGTTTAGATGCAATTGCTTCTGTTACCTGGGCTGGTAAAGGTACTTCAATGCGTCAATTAGCTTCTGTCACAATCGCAGCTCCTAGTGCTGGTACTGTTGCTTTAAGCGGCGGATTAGCCGGAGTAGCTAAGTACAAAGATACTGATGCTAAGTATATTGCTAACAAGTTGTCTACAATGAGCATTGCTGCATTGGCCTTTGGCGGATTAACTGCTAAAACTTATACTGTAGCTATTACTGGTGGTAGCATTACTATCAATAACAGTTTGACATATCTGACACCTGCTAATTTGGGTGTGGTTAATCAGCCTATTACTTATTTTACTGGCTCACGTGCTATTTCTGCTACTGTAACTGCTTATTTAAAGACAGGTACAAATGAAAGCGCTCAGTTGTTAAGCGACTTGTTAACTGCTAGCTCAAGCTCTACAGAAAACAAATTTGCAGTAACAGTTGATTTAGGTGGATCAAATAATGCAAACCGCATGAGTTTGTCAATGCCAACAACTATGTTGACAATTCCAACTATTACTTCTGAACAAGTTATTTCTACTTCAATTACTCTGAACCCACAAGGTGCAGCTGTAGGCGGTGCTTACGATATTGAAGCCAAGAATGAACTCGAAGTTTCTTATTACGCAGCAGCTTAATTAGCCACTGCATTTTTATAGAGACTGGGTTGATCTCCAGTCTCTCTTTTTAAACTTATTATTATAAAATGACTACTCTCTCTTTAAAAACACTGTTAGTTCCTTCTAAATCAGTACAGGTAGAATATCCTGGGATGCCTGGTTTTGTTGTTGATTTGGCATTTTTATCTCGTGAAACACTTTTGTCGATTCGTAAGAAGTCTACCAAAACAAGCTTCAAAAACCGTCAAGCAGCAGAAGAATTTAATGAAGATTTATTCTTGCAACTATATGTTGAGAATGCTGTTAAAGGGTGGAAAGGGTTTAAATTAAGTTATCTTGAGCAACTAGCTCCGGTTGACTTAAAAGGCCAAAACATGGATGACGAACTAGAGTATACGCCTGAAAATGCGCTGTACTTAATGAAAAATTCTAGTAATTTTGACGGATTTATCAGTGAACAGGTTTCAGACCTGGGAAACTTTTCGACGACCAACTCCAGCAAGTAAACGCACAGTTGGTCAACTATATTCAGAATATGGGTCTTGGTATGACCAAAGAAGCGTATTTTGAAATGTGCGAAACGATGGGCTCAGACCCTATTGAGTCTGAGATCCCCGTGGAATTTGAAGACTTTCCAATAGAGGTACAACAAGCATTTAATGCTTATCGAATGTTACGAGATGAGTGGGATACTATGAATGGTAACTACTTAGGCAAGTCTTTGATAGGTGTAAAAGATGTTTTAGAAGCAACAGAGATTGAGC